CGCACGTTCCCTTGCGGAGAAGTCATTGACCGCGCAACTACGCGAGATTGGGAAGTTGGAGGCAAAGTTTGAGAAAACTGCGACTCCTAGCAAAAAGGAACCTGTAGCGAAGAAATCGAACGCCCCTGCGCCGATTTCGCCTATCAAGGCAAGCAGTAGCTCCGTGGACACCGGTTTGGATTCAGACCGAGCGTTTCATGGAACCTACCAGCAATGGAAGGCTGCTCGCCTTGCCGGGAAGATTCGGTAAGTGGCAACTACTAACCTTTTATGGAGTAATTAAAAATGGCAAATAATTTGCTAACCATCTCCATGATCACCAACGAGGCGTTGATGGTCTTGGAAAACGAACTTACGTTCACGGCCCGCGTTGACCGTTCTTATGACGAGCAATTTGCGGTTACTGGTGCAAAGATTGGTAATACTGTAAACGTACGCCGTCCCGGACGTTTCATCGGTACTACTGGCCCTGCGCTTAACGTAGAGGACTTCAACGAGACTTCCGTCCCGGTGACCCTCTCAACTCAGTTCCACGTTGATACCCAGTTCACCACACAGGACTTAGCCCTGTCGTTGGATATGTTCTCGGATCGCGTGTTAAAGCCCGCAATCGCTGCTATCGCCAACAAAATGGACTTTGATGGCACGACTATGGCTACTGACAACACCGCCAACACCGTTGGTACGGCTGGAGTTGTTCCCTCCGACATCGCTACGTTCCTAACCGCACAGGCTTATCTGGACGGTGAAGGTTCACCCCGCGATGGCAAGCGTTCTTGCGTTGTTGACCCCTTTACCGGTGCGTCAATCGTTGGTTCGCTCAAAGGTCTCTTTAACCCACAGGGCACTATCTCGGGTCAATACGAGAAGGGCATGATGGGTAAGGACACCATCGGAATGAACTGGTACATGGATCAGAACATTGTGTCGCACACATACGGTTCTTATTCCACGGCTACTCTCTCCACCAACACAACGACCTTTACCGGTTCGCTGACAACTGGCTGGGCTTCAACATCCACAATCACAATCGCTGCCGCTACTGCTAACGCTGGACTCAAGCAGGGTGACACCATTCAGATTGCTGGCGTGTATGCAGTCAACCCCCAGAACCGTCAGCCATACGGCGGTAATGTTCTGCGTAACTTTGTCGTGACTGCTGACGTGACGATTACCTCTGGTGGCTCTGCCTCGGTTACGGTATCGCCCGCTATCATCACGGCTGGTCAGTTCCAAAACGTATCGGTTCTTTCGACCTCCTCGACTGCTGTTGTCACACCGTTTAACAAGACCGGTGTTGTCAGCCCGCAGAACTTGGTGTTCCACAAGAACGCGTTCACGTTGGCTACTGCCGACCTTGAGTTACCTGATGGCGTTCACTTTGCTGGTCGCGCATCTGACAAGCAACTGGGTCTCTCGATCCGTGTTGTTCGCCAGTACACGATCAACAACGACTCCATCCCCACCCGTCTGGACGTTCTCTACGGTTGGGCTCCCCTCTACCCCGAACTCGCTTGCCGAGTTGCGGCTTAATTAGGAAAGGAACTTAATCATGGCAAATCCGGGCCCAGCAAGTACCCAAACCTCCAACTACCTGTTAAACGGTAGTGCAGCCGATGGTGTTCTCATCGGTATCGCTGGAGGTGAGGTTGGTTTTTACGGCGAGACCCCCGTGGTTCAAGCCGGTGCTATCACCCCGCTAGTTTCAACGACAGCCTCAACCGCTGACGTTTGCGCTCGCGTCAATAGCATCATCACCGCTTTACAGAACATCGGCATTACCGCCTAAGATGTTTTGAAGCTACGGAGAAGCCGCCCTCAAAAGGGGTGGCTTTTCTCATTTTTAGGAACCGCATGAAGCACATAATGTTGGCAATGCCCGCTTACACAGGCGTGGTTCACATGGGAACGATGCGCTCCCTGATGACTGACTGCATCACCCTGATTAAGCGTGGTGACCGGTTCACATTCGTGGATGACGTAGGTAACGCCATGATTGCCGACTGCCGAGGCGTAATTACAACCAATTTTTACCACTCCGACTGCGATGAGCTGGTCTTTATCGACTCAGACGTTGCGTGGGAGGCCGGTGCTTTATGTAAGCTAATCGACCACCCGGTAGACTTTGTGGCTGGCGCGTACCCTGCAAGGGTTGATCCGCTAAAGTTCAATATTGGCTGGATTGAGGAGCGTCAATACCTGAGAGCTGACCCAAATACGGGACTTTTAGAGGTGGATCGCGTCCCCACGGGCTTTCTGAAGATCACAAAAAACTGCGTAGCCAAGATGATTGAGGCTTACCCAGATACGTTTTATCACGATGCCGCAGTTAATAACCAGTTCTATCCCCTCTACGAATCGTTCATCGACCCGGAAAAGAAGTGGAAGTACGGCGAGGACTTCTCGTTCTGTAAGCGGTGGAGAGAGATAGGCGGTCAGGTATGGTTAGACCCTGAAATCAACATGGGTCACATAGGCAATAAAATCTTTGAAGGACATATTGGAAATTGGCTTAAAAGTAGGATAATTTCACAACTAACATCTGAGGTGACCCATGAACCAAATCAAAATTCTTAGCCCAACCTTTGCGTTGGATTTAACAACCTCTGCGTCTGCTGCCCTGCAAATCGTCCCCAGCTCGCCAACCCGCGCCTATCGCGTGGCCCTGCTGAACACCGGGACAGGCAAGGCTGCGGTAACCTTTGGCACGACCTCAACGAACATGGATACCCCCGTGATTGCGTCTACGGGCGGCTCTGGGTCATTAGTCCTACCGGCTAACATGATCTACCCAATGATTATCGACTGCGGAGCCCCAGACCTTTACATCAAGGGCATCTCATCAGGCACTAACACTTTATACATTACGTTGGTGGCTACCGAATAAGGATTCACCATGTCTAACCAGACCGCGAATACCCAAACGACCAACTTTGTACCGGTTCAGGGGACGTTTGAGCCCCTCTACCCGTACAACATAATTTCGTTCATTGGGCCAGCAGGGTTGCCGTTTTACGCCCCTACGAACCCCAATTTGGACGGGGTGACGATTACCAACAGTACGATTAATAGTACGACTATTGGTCTGACTACCCCTGCGGCGGCGGCTTTTACCTCGGCTTCTGCGACCAACTTGCCGGTTGGCGGCAACGACCTGACGAATAAGACCTACGTTGATGCGGCCCTAGCGGGAATCTCTTGGAAGCAGCCAGTTCTAGCGGCTACAACAGGAAATATCACGCTTTCAGGCGCTCAGACGGTCGATGGAGTACCCGTAGTTGCGGGTGACAGGGTTCTGGTCAAGGATCAAGGAACAGCCTCCCAGAACGGTATTTACATCGTTGGGACACCTTGGACGCGCTCTGATGATGCAAACACATGGGATGAGCTGGTCTCAGCTCTAGTATTCGTTGAGTCTGGCGGTCTGGCTGGCTCGGCTTGGTACTGCTACATCCAGCCGGGCGGCACGTTAGGTGTCACAGCGGTTAACTGGTCTAACTTCCAAGTAGCGGGTGCTTACTTTGCCGGTACGGGCCTAACGCTAACCTCTAACACGTTTAGCATCACCAACACCGGGGTCGCGGCTGCTACTTACGGCTCCGCAAGCTCGGTTCCGGTCTTTGCGGTCAACGCTCAGGGCCAGCTTACAAGCGTCACCAACACGAGCATAGCGATTGACGCAACTGCAATAACCTCGGGAACAATCAATACCGCCAGAATTTCAGGCTCTTACACCGGGATCACCGAGGTGGGAACCCTGACAGGTCTGACGGTCAGCGCCACAATTACTGGCTCAATTTCAGGCAACGCTGCGACAGCTACTAATGCAACCAACGCTACAACGGCTACAAACCTAGCTGGCGGGGCCACAGGGAGCGTCCCGTACCAATCTGGATCAGGCACTACCACCTTTGTTGGCATCGGCACTACGGGTCAGGTATTGACCGTATCGGGCGGTGTACCAACTTGGGCTACTCCTGCAGCTTCAGGTGACGTTAGCGGCCCAGCGTCCTCTACGGATAACGCGATTGCGCGGTTTGATAGCACAACCGGCAAGATTATCCAGAACTCAGGGATCACCCTGTCTGACGCAAACGCCTTACAGAACGTCAACGAGATCAACTTTGACATTACGCCCACGAGCGTGGTTGGGGGTGCGGGCTCGCTGTCTTGGAATGACAACGACAACACCGAGACCTTGGAGCTGGTTGGTATTAACAACGTAGGAATTAAGTTAGGTGAGGAGAACTACTACCGGATCAAGGCCACAGCCACGATAACCAAGGGTCAGGTCTTGATGCTCACCGGAACGGTTGGAGCGTCTGGCGGTCTTACGGCTGCACCGGCTACCGGTCTAACGGCGGCTACGGGTAGCTTCATCATTGGCTTGGCTAAAGAGTCCGGAATAACAAACGATTGGATTTACGTTCAAGAGTTTGGCGAGGTTCGCGGAATCGACACCAGCGGGTCAAGTGCGGGTGAGACTTGGGTTAACGGGGACATCCTCTACTACAACCCTGCGGTCACAGGCGGTCTTACAAAGAACGTACCGACAGCTCCAAACGCCAAGGTTCAGGTAGCTGCGGTCACATACGCAGACGCATCAAACGGAATCCTCTTTGTTCGCCCGACCTTTGAGCCACGGCTAAATGACCTATCAAACGTCTACGCAATAAGCCCATCGGACGGCGATGTAATCGTCTGGGATAACGGTGACTCACGTTGGGAGAACCGGGCTCAGTCAACCCTGACTGCGGGCAAGGCAACGAACCTAGCAGGGGGCGCAACAGGGTCGCTACCGTATCAGTCTGCGGCTGACACGACCACGTTCTTAGCGGCTGGCACAGACGGTCAGGTTCTAAAGCTGGCAAGCGGTGTACCAACTTGGTCAAGTGATACGTCAGGCGTAACAATCTCGGACGATACAACGACCAACGCGACCCGGTACATCACGTTCTCAAACCTGACCACGGGCAACGAGACAACCCTAGACGTATCGTCTACCAAGCTGCAATTTAACCCGTCAAGCGGTCAGCTCTCCTCGCCAATCATTGCAACCCCGTTACTGAGCATCACCGGATCATCTTCCGGGTATGTACGGTTTCAGGGGGCTGCGGCGGCTGGGTCAACGACCTACACCCTGCCCAGTTCGGACGGCACGACCGGTCAGGTATTGCAGACAAACGGCTCTGGAACACTTTCGTGGACTACGCCAACGGGCGGTATTTCAACAGGTAAATCTATCGCGATGGCGATGATCTTTGGATTCTAAGGAGTAAACATGGCAAACCCAAATATAGTCAACGTCACGACAATCTACGGTAATACTTCTAGCGTGTCCCTGACCACGACCTCGGCAACCTCTTTGGTGAGCAACGCGGCCTCAAGCGGGAAGGTCTTTAAGATCAACTCGATTGTGGCGGCTAACGTGGACGGAACAACTGCGGCTGACATCTCTATCAACGTGTATTCTGCCGCAGCTTTGGGCGGTACGGCGTTCCCAATAGCGTCAACCATCTCAGTCCCAGCCGATGCGACCCTGATCATTACGGACAAAACGACCTCTTTTTACCTCTTAGAGAATCAGTCAATTGGAGCTACCGCCGGGACAGCAAGTGATCTAGTGGTTACTGCGTCATGGGAAGAAATCAACTCTTAAGGGTTTCCCATGCCAATCCACGGCTACACCGGTAACGTAATAACCGCAAATCCAACTGCGCCTACTGTCAGCGTAGCTACTGGCGTTTGGACTACCGAACAGCAGCTCCAAGCCGTAGCCGCTGGTAACTGGCCCGGATACGAGTACCCAATCTCCCGCAGTCTGCGGTTTAACTCTGCGGATAGTGCGTACCTGAACAGGACTTTTACTACACCTACAAATAATAAAATTTACACATGGAATCAATGGGTAAAAAGAGGTCAGTTAACAGCTAGTACTTTATATGTTCTTGCTTCTTGTCCAACAGCAGGTTTTTTATCTTTTGGTGATGGAACAAATCAAGTTATACGTTGGAATGATGGAACAGCAGATTTAATATCTACTCCTTTATATCGTGATCCATCAGCTTGGTACATGATTACTGTTGCTGTGGATACTACTCAGGCAACTTCATCAGATAGAGTAAAAATATATGTCAATGGCATTCAAGTAACAGCTTTTTCTACTGCTGGTTATCCATCATTAAATGCTTCTCAAAACTGGAATTCTGCTGGTGTTCATAACATAGGAAGAAGGGTATCAACATCTACTCTTTACTATGAC